CGCACCCGCAATTTAAAATTTGTGACAAAAATATATGGCCCCATAATTTAATATGGAGATTTTAAAAATCACTAAATTAAATTGTGGGCTTAACTTCCCCATATGGGATCTACCGGCCTACCGCGTAGTTTTAAAGTAAAAAATGCTTATAATGAGCTTATCATTTATACATAAGCATTTATTCGTATAGTTAACCACTATACAGGTTGTTCCTCATTATGCTGGAGGAACAACAGCAGAGTACACTGTAGGTGCACCAACCCAACCAAAGAGGGTGAAGTCTTCACCCGCAGCTACATATGATGAAAATGCTGTAAAATAAGTAGCAGTTGATGATGATGTGGTAATATTAAACGAGTCCCCACCAGGATATCCAGCAGCTATACTATTAGCATTAACGGTCATAAATTCACCTTTGGTTTTTGAGAATCTCAAATTTGTTGTATATGGAACTTCTACCTCAATAGCATCTTGCGTTCTGCATTGGGTTAATGCAGCTCCTCCGCCTGTATTGGGTAAATGTAAGATTTCATCGTATGCTATTTTACCAGCAGAATAGGCAGGATTCATGATGGAAGACAAATAATAATTATAATTAGTTGCCAATTCTCTTTGGCCATCTCCTGTATTCCTAGAAATAACTATGTTTTCCATTCCACGCTTAGGTAAAAATTTCCAACGAATAGAACCTCTCCACCCAGCGAATGCTCCTTTTAAATAATTTATATAATTATTTTGCGCATAGAGATATGGATCTAAACCCAATGTTGTATCTGGGCCTGCTGTATTGAAACCTCCTTGTGCAGGCATTGCTTTCCAAATATAAGTAGCTGTAAGTTGCCCAGCCGTAGTGCTAGGCACTGACGTTGTTCGGAAAAAACAATAACGTTTCAATAATTGTCTAAAAGAAGTGATTCTTTCACCATAAAATATCAATGGTTTTTCCTCAGGATGAACTTCAACACCAGATGTCAAAGTAAGAATTTCACCAGCTTGTTCAGGAGCATTCTCTGTAATAGGCGTTTCCTCTACGGCGGATTGCGGTTCTAAATCAAACATTGAAAATTCTACCCGTGACTCCCCGCTTTGCACTACCGGAGCAAAAGGAAAAACGTTTAGAGTTGATCCCTTAGGATTGACATATTCAAAATCATCTCCAGCTGAAATAGAAACCAACACTTTAACGCCAGTAACAGAATCTGGTGTTACCAACTCGTTAACGACTCTAACATAGAAAATACCATTACACGTTTTACGAGTAGAAGTGCGTGCTGCTGGTGTTGTTTCAGTGTAAAAAGTTCTTGCATTATCAGTCGTAATAAAAGAATATCCTCTATCTTGTTGCCACTTAAACTCCACCGTAAAATCGCGAGCTTCAGATAAATCCGCGATAGTATTAAATGTGGTATTATAGGGATCACCAGACAAAGGTCCTGTGGGATCATAGATTATTGAAATACGTCCTCTATGGTACTGAGTTCCCACTATTTGAAATCGGTATTTTAAAGTACCTGACCAAGCAGAAAAAGGTCGTCCAGCAAATGACAAAGAAGTAGGTTGAATACTGTATCCACCAAGTACTGCAGCTCTACGCTCAGCCATAGGATCAACATCCATAGCAAAAATAGTATCACCAACTACATCAGCAACTCCCCATGAGAACTGAGTAATATATGATTCACGTTTTGTGAGAGAAGCTATTGATAATAGATCCTCTGGTTCCATTTCAACTATACGTGGATCAATGCTTAATTCAGCTTTACCAGTCACAGTTAATTTCTGTGAAGTATCAGCGCCCTCAGTAAGAGCAAGACTACTTACAGGAAAATTACGCATTGGAACAACATCTGCTATTTGTATTGGTTTTGAATAACCAAATAAACGTGCTATACTACTAACAGCTGCAGCACCAATTTGTGTTGCCAATGCAAAAGGCCCAATTACAGGAACATCAGCTAATCGGCCAGCAATAGAAGCAATAGCCGATGCTGGACCAGAAATGACCCCGGAATTATCATACTCATCTCCAGCTTGAGCTTCCAATTCAAACATATCAAATTTAAGTGTTGATAACCCCGACAATGATACTGCAACCATTGTAGGTCCTGTAAGAACCACATTTTTCATCTCAGCAAAAACGGTGATAGTCACGACATCAGTACCAGCACTCAACTGAGCTAATGTTCCAAAGGAATCTATATTAAGAGTACCAATACTAGCAGCATCAAACAAAGGATCAGTCAGTGATAAATAATTTGAAGGTACAAAAAAGGGAACGCAAATGCATCCACCTTTTCCTGTAGAAGCATTCAAATAAATATGCGGTCGCTGGGAACGTGTTACTAATTGGGTGTCACCCCCAATAGTAATTAACGTTGAACCAGCTCCTAAATAATTATAAGAAGCCAATGCCATACCTTCGTGAAAAGGAGTACCATTTATAAAAATGGTTATCATCAAATCACCTTTGATTAATTGAAAATTCTGCAACTTATTTGAAACCGCAGCATTTGAAAGAAACAAATTCCAAGGTTTCAATATTTGCACAAAATCTCCACCAACTGACCATTGTTTAGTAGCGATTTGAACTTTTCTGTTCAAAAAACTAGCAATATCAGCCTGTGAAGTTTGAGCATCATTCACTGCAATTGGTGAACTGTTTCCACTTTCAATTAAAGTGTGCATAGTATTTGATGCATGCAATTGTGTCGTGGTCGCAGAAGAAGAAGCTTGCGCTTCTAATGTAAACAAGAGAGAAACGTCTCTCTTAACGGATAGAATACTATCATTTTCTGTAAAATAATCCATAGATTTTCAACATAAGGCTGTTAACCAGTAGGGACTTAATAAGATGGTGGTTACCTACATACACCAAATCGAGCACTTGTTAAGCCGAGTGTCTCTCCGGCGTTGCTGATATGTGTTAAGGTTATTTGAACCGTATGCGCCAAACTCCTATTGATACATATCTCTAGCAACTATAATGTCTATTCACAAACCCACACACGCGTCTCTTCGTATGTGTATTTGTGCTGCAACAAGAAAAATCTTGAAACATCTGGAAAATCGACAAAAATATTTTCCATTTTTTGTGTAAATTCAGAAAACACTTCACGTCCATGCAAGCTCCATTCACGACGTGCTGCTAAATAACTCTGTGATAATTGTTCAGCATGACTAATATTTCCTTTTTCAACATACATCATTAATGATTTAAAAATACTAGAAAGAGCTAATGGACCAACTATTCTTCCATCCAACTCTACAAATTTTCGTTTCAAAAAATCAATTTCCGAAATATGTATAAAAGGAATACTCACAGATTCCTTATCAGCCATAGTATATATAACACCATATTTATACAAATGACTGGCAATATATGTATGGTTGAAATCAGTTTTCTTTGAATTAATAATATTATCATCACCCAAAGTCATCACTTTCACATTACTCTTGAAAGTTCTCAAATCATACAAAGATTGATATGCGTGCCTAATATACAAACTATTGACAAGACTATTAACAATCACTGTCAAAGGATGTCCAGAGGAATTACTTCCAAAAAATTGAATCACATCTCCATTCATATTCACAATGGGATATGATATATCGGTAGCAACACCACGCATAATCATAATATCAGCATGTGATGTGGTTAGACTGTTCATTATTAATTCTTCTAATATCCAAAAAGCAGCTCTAATAAGAACTGCAGCCATTTTCTTATCATATTCCTTAAAATCACCTGCTATCATTCGACCTTCACCATGTAACGTTATGTAATTATGCAAACGTTCCCAATCTAAAGAATAGCAGTTCATCCCAACAGCACATTCAGTTAGAAAATTATTAGACATAATGGCACGAGTAATTTTTAGAAATTGTTTACGCACAACTAAACTAAAAGCTACATCGCATGCTGTAAAAACACGTGTTTTTCCACTAAGTTTTTTAGAATGTTTAACTGGCTCATCCTTCAGAGTACCATTAAATAGAATACAATTTCTATGTCCCAGTAGATAATTACTCTCCAATTGTTGCACCATATCCTTAATTTCCTGAGAGGGTAAATAATATGGTAAACCATCATCATCAAACAATTGTGTGAAATATTGTTTCTTGGCTCCTGGAAAAAAGAAACCACCAGATGTACTCATAGGAATCTGATTTATAAAACTATCCCCGTTGATCCCGTTAATTGCTACATGTAAGTCTACCGACCCAACATCGCTCAACCATTCCCCATTGAGGGTAATATCATCAACATAAGACATAGCACACTTTAAAATCACACTCTCTTCAAAATGTGGGGAAACATTCGCTTGTGATTGTGTGGCAATCACAAATGGATTCTTCCATGTTCCATCAACACATTTTGGTATCATTAATGGCGATGTGAATTCATTTTTTATAGCAAAATCTTTTTCTATCCTAGAACAAATTATAGATTCCTTTGTTCGAGATGAAGAAGTAGTTCTATTCGCAAATGAACCTAACGATATAGCGCATCCTTCCACCCAATGATGGACACCTTTTGAAGGATGGGCAACCATTAATTTACCACTCTTTGTTGAACCTTTTTCAATCATTGTCAAATTTGAATAACCCGACATTGCCAACAATGGCGCTGAAAAATTAAACATTTCTTTAGATAATTGTGTAATAATCATTCTTGAGCCTAATCCTCGAGGAGCTCCAGCACAATGTATGCCAGAAATATAATGGCCATTAAAAGCCTGCGAAAAAACTATCGACCCGCAATCTCCCTTCAAAGGATTGCGATCTGAGCGAGTGGCTTCCATAAAAGTACCTTTTATTTTTCCAGTTCCGGTTAAACTAAAATATTCAATATCTCTATAAAAAGTGGATGATCCATTGCCAAGTATTCCACGAAATCGTGGATCATATATATGAAAATTCCTTCCTGCAGTGTCAACTTTGCTAGGTAAGAAATTATACATTTCTTTGCGTGGTAAAATACCAGAGCAACTAAAAGCGACAACATCATTTCCCAAAAATTTCATGTTGGATCGCTCCAAAATAAAACCATTTGATGGAATAATAGTTACATTAGGATCTCTGGCTTGATATTCTGCTACACATCTCCAAGAATCACCAACTTCAAAAGGATGAGCTACAGTAGCATACCAGCCATGTCTTATTGCTATTGCTGTAACCTCAATCTTAGCACCGTTAGTTTCCACTGCCAAACGGAAAGTTCCTTTTGATAAAGATTGTTGTAATTCATCAATGTTGTTATTCTTAAAAGAAGGAGGTAAGGTAAAATGATCATTATTGCCAGTAATAAACGCCCAAATGTTTCTTTTGGGTTTAACCTCACTTTGTGGTTCAACAACTTCTTTGCGTAAAAACATTTTGAGTAAGTATGCTAACATTACTGTAGTAAATCCATACGCTACATATCTGCGTATTCTATCACGTGCTAATCTAGTTTTGGGTGGTAACAGATTATCAAAGTAATACAAACAAGCTGTAACAAATAAATCTGGACCACATCGAAAGAAAATGGATGAAGCCAGTGAAAAGGGAAATATTGCTAAAGTACCACGAATAAACATGCTTCGGAACTGTGTTTTAAGAGTTTTGGAAACAACTGGAGATGTTCTCTTGGAAAAAGGATTCCAAGATTGTGGTTCTAAACTCGAACCAAATGTATTTGCGTCGTAAAAACAAACATCCTTTGTTATTTGGCATTCTGCACAATCATAATATGAAAGAACACCATGAGAACACATGTGAACATCAGAACCAACCTTATTACTTTCCATCATGACTTGAGAAGACATCTCATGTTCTAGTATTTTCATTTTTAAGAATTTAGACAATTCTGCTCCTGTCATCATGCCATTAATGGCAGAACCCATTTGCAAATCATATTTAACTCTCACATTGCCATCTGTAACTGTCAATTTAACTAGTTCTACTTTAAAATCCCAAGCATCTCGAACAACCTCGGTCAATTTTCTCATCATACCTGTATCTGCATCCAAATATTCAGGTTTCAAAATTGGTTCAATAACTATAGGAAATCGTCGCAATACAGCCGACGCTTCTGCCACGGCAAAATGTGCATTCAAATGTTTTGTATTCGTGGATCCAACAACCAATTTTGGAACAATAGGAATAGCTCCTTTATCTTCCACGGCTGCTTGATTAGAAGCCAATGATATTGTGTTAATTATATCAATAACTTCATCAATAGATGTAGTTTTCCCAGAAGCAACATGTTTAGGATGTTCACGACCTAAGTCATCCAACACTATACACCAATGTCTAGCACCTTGATAACCGCTCCAAAAACTATCCTTACAGTTAAAACTATAAAGATGTTTAGCAGGATCCCAGTCTAAATCTGGGTATATATCATCTTTTACAACAGCATGATATATAGTTGCGATATTCTGCATAATAGTGGACTTACCAATCCCAGGTGTACCATGTACAAGTACAGAAAAAGGAGGTTTACGTGGACATGAAACGTTATATTCTTGTACTAATTTTAAACGTTTGTCCATGAGAATTCTCCAGCATGGTCCAATCTCACGAGGATTAGTAGCATTCAGAGAAGTGCCAGAGGTAATAAGTTCATCTATTAATGAAAGAGCTTCAGTGGGACTGAAATTCTCATTGATTGGTTTTTCAGCAAGTATATGCATAATTTCTTGGAAGCGTAACAACCAAGTTCGAGCAGATCTATTATGAACAAGTATTGGTTGAATACTTTGTTCCATAAAACACTCATGCCCCGTTTCCGCAAATGTTACAATTAAATCTAAACCAGTCCGGATTAATTCTGGCACACTCGTAAACTTAATTTTAGAAGCTTGTGTGTTTGCAAAATTTGTTAATCCTCGACTAGTAAAGTCTAAACCATATTCTTTTGTTAATGGACACGAAATTAGTCCAATTATAACTCTAGAAAATTTTTGTGAAAGCTCACTCTCACTCAAACTCTTCCAATTATCAACAAATTGTCTTGGTAAACTTGCTTGAGGTTCCAATAAATCATCTTCAGCTATCATCTCCTCAAATATATAGCAAACATATCTGACAGCTGTTGAGGCTTTCACGTAATTAATTACAAATCGTAAACAAGCAAAAACTAAATTGCCCATTATCGATAAAAAATTATCAGTCTCAAATCGCGTAATGTCTGTATAAAAACCATAAATATTGACAAAAAGAGTAATGTAATCGTCATAATCATGCATATGCTCCAATATAGAAGATTGAGGCTCTAGTAATGCAGCAAGTCTATCTCGTATTTCTTGTTGATGATCAATAACAGCTTCCATCTGCATATCAATAGCATTCTCATTATTTATTCGTTTAAAAATAAGGAAAAATACAACTAAAGCAATAAAAGTCAACGCAAGATTAAAGACACCATTGAAGAAAAGGTACCAATGTTCATAATCAGTTAAATCACAACCATTATCACTAAATCTTTCATACATATCCAAAAATTCACAATAGGGTTGAGATTCTAAAAGATTATGCGTTTGTTGTTTATTTGATATATCTATCATCACTTGAATACTCTCAGGAAGAGTAAGAGTACAATTTCTATTATATTTTTCTGCTAACGTCAGTGATTCACAAGATGTAATATTTTGTGCATTTGACGTGGAGAATAATGTAAATTGTAACAAGATAATAAACACATATGCAAATTTTGAAAATAGTGGAATACCACGATT